ATCGACCGGCGGGGATCGGGTGCGGACGTGGCGGCCCCACGTGGGGGTGCGGCGTTGGCGGCCCGGCCGAGATCATCGGTGGTGCAGGAGCACACGCGGTCGCGCAGCTCCGGAGAGGTGGTGAACAGGCGCCGCAGCTCCTGCTCGACCTCGGCGTCGGCGGCGACGAGGTCGGAGGCGAGACGGGCCCGGCGGTCAGCGGCGACACCAGCAGCCCGGAGGGCCGCATCGAGCGGAGCGAGGGTGCGGGCGGCGCTGGTGGTCTGATCGAAGGCCGGGAACACCACCGGGCCGACCTCGAAGAGCTGCGCTTCGAGGATCCGGCGCAGGGGCCGCTCCAGGCCGTTGGCCTCGGTCGGCTCGGTCCACTCCTCGCGGACCACCCGGAACCACACCGAGGAGCCGTCGATGTCGCCACGGGCCACCTGGGCGTGGGCCGACATGGCGTGCGGGTCGTCGACGTTGACGTCGACCTCGTACCAGAGGCCCTCGTCCCGGTCCTCGAGCCGCAGCGACCCAGACTTGGTGCGGCCGAGGAGCCGGTCGGTGGAGTGGTTGAGCATCGACCGGATGTCGCCCGCCTTGATCGTCTCGCCCCACGCACCGGCCGCCACGACCTCGTCGATCGGGTAGTAGCTGCCGATCGTGGTCACCTGCTCGTACACCGAGCCGAATCCCTCGATCACCGGAGCCTCGGCGCCGTCGGCGGTGTCGGCGGTGTCGGCGGCCCGGGCCAGCACGGGGCGGACCGACTGCGGGAGGCTGCGGACCTCGAGCCCGCCCGGTCCGAGCTCGCCGGCCCACGCCTGGGCGGCCGTGGTGGTGTCGGTCATGGCTGGCCTCCCTGGTCGGTGGCGGTAACGGACGTGGCGTACGGCGGCCACAGGGCCACGTCGCCGGAGTCGGGCAGCGGAGGCTCGTCCTCGAGTGCCCGGCGCTCGTTCGGTGTGGCGAACCCACCCCGGATGGCGATGTCGTGCGCCCGGTAGCGGGTCAGGAGATCGGTGCGCAGCAGCGCACCGCGGGTCGCCTTCGCGTACTGCGGGCGGGGCAGGCACCGGGTGAGCAGATCCTCGAGGCGGACGAGGTAGGGGTCGACGTTGTAGGTGAGCAGGTCGACGGCGCGCTGCTCACGGTTCGCGTAGGTGATCGAGCTGCCCGGCCCGGCGGAGCCGCCGATCATCTCGACCGGCACGCCCATGATCCGAGCGATCCGGCCGACGACCGCCGCCTCGACCTCGACCATCTGCGACTCAGACGGGTTGCCCTGGGTCTTCTCCCACCGGAACCCACCGCCGAGCACCAGCGGCTCGCGGCGCTTGCGGACCACCGCCAAGATCCGCGACTTGATCGTCTTCGACTGGTCCTCGGTCACCGGCTTGTCCGTCGAGAAGATCCCGTCGTGGTGGGCGCCGTCGCGGAACCACTCGGCGCCGTACCTCCGGGCCGCCAGGGCGAGGCCGTAGGTGTCGCGGTGCCGCTCGAGCGGAGCGATCCCGAGGACCGACCCCGGCCGAACGAACCGGCCGGGCACATGCAAGAAGCGGGACGGGTCCACCTCGGCGCCGGCCACCAGCCACGTCGGTCGAGCGGGCGGATGCTCGACGCAGGTGACCTGAGCGGGGTCGAGCAGCTCGACCTTGGTCGGGTAGCCGAGGTGATCGGCCGACACCACGAGGCCGTAGAGGTTGCCCCACAGCATCCACGACACGACCGCTTGTGCACGCCACGCCATCGTCGTGGTCGTCGGCGACGGGTCCGCCACGATCATCGGCTGCGAGGGGAGCACCTGCGCCACGTCGTCACGGTCCCGGTACGCCTTGAACGGGACCATCGACACGATGTCGCACATCAGCCCCACCGCACCAGCAACGGCATCGAGGCCGATCACCGTGGCGAACGTGACCGACTCCCCGGTCATCGACTGCGCCCCGGAGACGTCGTCGCCGGCGCCCCACACGTCGGCGTAGGTCACCTCGCGGCGCTCGCCGCCCGGGAAGAACACGCCCATCAGCGCCGGTCCTGCGGTCGAGCATCGGCCGCCACGACCAGAGCAGCGACACCAGCGGCAGCGACACCGAGCGGGGCCGCCACCATCGCAGCAGCGACGACGAGGAGCACCAGACCTGCGGCGGCGAAGACGGAACGAACGATCGTGGTCATGGGCACCTCCTCACCACACGTCGAGGGTCGGATCGTGGTCGTCCACCCGATCCGCACCCCACAGGGCGAGCATCGACGCCACCACCGCCGACCGATCCCCACCACGCCGCTCCAACAACCGGGCGTCACCCACGCTCCGCCACTCTGCCCGACCCATCTGCTCGGTGAGCACCTCGAGCGCATCACCCTCGGCGGGCCGGTGCACCAGCTCGCCCGCCGCGATCGCGTCCCACCAGTCCGCCGTCGCCCGCCGCACGTCATCGAACGACGGCGCCAGCACCCGCACCCCCGCGGCCTCCAGGTCGTCAATCACCGGAGCCGCCGGACCCTTCGGATCCACCACCACCCCAACCACGTCCCGCTCTTCCCAGGCGGCGAGCACCGCCGGCAACACCCAACCCGTGCCCTCGCCGTGACCCAGCAGCCGCACCCCCGGCGCGCCCTCCCGGCACGGCCCAGCCCCCACGATCGACGCCGCCGACCGATCCGGAGTCACCTCCACCGCCAACGCCACCGGGCCCGTCCACCACCCCGGCTTCCTCGCCGCCCGAGGACTCTCCTCGGTGCGGCACGCCTCCCACTGCTCGGCGTCGACCACCGACCATCCGGGTGCGTCGTCCTCGTCGATGTTGACGATCCCGAGCCGTTCCCGCCGGTACTCCTCCTCGGTCATCGACTCGCGCTCGACCGCCGAGAAATCCTCCGACAGTCGCCCCGCCCACAGGCCGACGTTCGCCGACCACAACGCCACCGGGTCATCAGTCGCCAAGTCCGGGTCCGCTGAATACTCCAGGTAACAGAGCCGCGTGGAGCCGCCGATAGCGGCAAGGTGGCGGCCCCTGCGCATCACCACCCGCAACCGCTCCGACTCCTCGCGCGGCAACGGCGCCGACGACGAATACCAAATCTGCGGATCAGGTCGCGCGGAAAGCGTCGGGATCAGCGACCCGACGTCAGACAACCAAAACGCCTCGTCGAAATACACGGCGTCGCCGGTGAACCCGCGGCCCGAACCCTTCGACCTCGCCTTGAACAGCAACCGCTTGCCGTCCCTCAACTCGATCGACTCCTTGCCGTTCGAGTCCTTGATCCCCGTCGGGCGTCCGTTCCGGCCGCCACCCGTGTCTTTCACGAGCGCCAGCAGTTCCGGTGTCGACTCGATCAGCTCGCACACCCACCGAAAGTGGCCGAGGCACGTGTCGAACCGGTGTGCCGTGTGCGTCTGAACCCGATCCGACGGGTTCAGGAACAGTCCCCACAGTTGCCGGGCCGCCAGCTTCACGTTCTTGCCGTTCTGACGGGGCTCCACGTCGGCCACTTCGGTGGCTGCCCACCGATCACCGTGGCGGGCCATCTGGTCACGGAGATCCCGCTGCTGGCACTCGTCCAGGTCCACCCCGACGCCCGCCATCAGGTCGATGGCATCCTGCGCAGCAGTCGACGTGTGCAGCGGCACGAACCGGTACCGCGGCTCCGGCGGAGCCAGGGCGACCGCCGCAGTCACCCGACCGACCGGCCGCCCAGCAGCACCTCGAGCTTCGACGGACCGGACGCCCCTGCCGCCGGCGTCGCTCGGCGCACCTTCCCGGCGACCCCCATCGCCTCGGCCAGCCGCACCAGGTCCGCTCGCAGCGCCCGAACCTGCGCGTACTTCGGTGCGGTCGTCGATGACCTCACATTGCCCTTGTCGTCGCGGACCGTCATCACCGTGCCGTGCTCGGCCACCCACGCCTCCGCTTCGCGCAGCTCGACCACGGACCGACACCACGCCCGCAGCAACTCGGCGTCGACCGGGCCGCCCTCCATGCGGGCGTCCAGCCACCCCGCGACCTCGGCCCACACCGCAGTGGCATCAGCATCGAGATCCGCCGGCACGGTCAATCCCACGACACACCCACCCTCCGCAGATCACGGCCCATCGGACCGGCCTCTTGGAACGACGCCGCCACCTCGGCAGCGTCAGACACTCGCCCGAGCCCGTCGATCAGGCCTCGGTTCCGCGACGGCCGCGCCGCCACGCACTCCTCGCCCGTCGACGCGGCGAACAGCTCATCGACCACGGCCCCGAGGTAGTCCGCCATCTCGCCGTCATCGGAAATCTCCACGTTCTCCAGGCGACGGTTCAGATTCAGATTCATCGACGTCCGCAGCACCAGATTCCACTCGTCGTTGCGGATCGTCACGAACTTCGCGTGGTTCGCCGTCGCCCGCACCGACTCGGCCCCGAACCGGTCGACCAGCAGCGCGAAATACGCGGGCTGCCGCTGCGGAAACGAGAAATCGACCAGCCACCGCGCCGAGCGCACCCGACCGTCGAGCACAAACCCCATCGCAAACTCCAGGTCAGCACCCGCCGCCGTCCACGTCGAGATCGTCACATCGGCCGGGCCAGTCGCATCCAGGCAGTGCTCGATGATGTCGATCAGCGAGTAGTCGCCCTTGGCCAGCGCGTACAACTCCATGCCACGCTCGATCGGGCCCAACGCCTCGGCGGCATTCGCCACCGTCAACGTGCGACGCACGGCCCGCTTCGAAGCGAGCGTCGAACGGCGGTAGATCCTGGTCTCATCGTTGATCGTCATACAAAATTGACCCTCACGATCCGGGGTCAGTCAACCGCTCGGGGAGAGATTTCGCGGGAGAG